TCTATCGCCGTCTATATGGTCAACCGTCGCTTTATTTTCTAAATTTGGGATGAAAGCTTCTGCAACCAATCTATGAATAGGAACTTTTTCTGATTTATTATCTTTATATAAATCAACAATTAAATATCCATTTCGTTTGTTTGTAAAAGGTTTTTTAATTCGTCCTGTAATATCATTTCTAACCACTCCATTTTCATTAATAGAGTAGTTTGTATTTCTTGCAATTTTAACCCACATAATCTATTCCCTTTACCACGTATTTATATATTTATTTTATCGTACAAATACAGTAAAATCAATAGTTTATTCCACTTAATTCATACTTAGCACGGTATTGTCATGCACATAATAATGTGTTTAGAGTTCCACCGTTTTCACGAGGTTTATACTGAGCTAGTTTTTTAGGTTTACCCAGTTTTAAGTTATCCAACATCGTGTAATTCTGCTTAGCAAATCCCTGGTAAGCCATTTGGATTGATGTAATATCAGTACCCATCTTAGCAGAGTTGTCAGCCATGTCCATGATTGCCATGTTAGCAGCCTTGGCAGCCGCAACAGCGTCTCCTCCAAGAGATTGTTTAAGAGATGCACCCATAGATACCGCTTGTTCAGCATAGGTATTTGCTGATATACCAGCTTTGTATGCTTCTTTAGAAAACCCTTTGACAGCAGTTTCAGCACCTTTGTATAAGGTATCGATACCACCAAAAGATTGCTGTAAATGGGCACCAGCGGACAAGGCAGACGAAATCATCTTACCGATTCCAGCAGCTGCAATGGCACCACCAATCATTTTAACGAGATTACCACCAATGAGCGAACCAGCGCTCAAACCAGCCGACCTTGCTTCTGGATCAAGTTGCTTTGAGATTGCTCCACTTATTCCACGAGCGGATGGCATAATTTGCACATACGCTTGACCAAGTTCTGTTGCCATTAGCCATCACCTCCTAGTAATTGTTTACGTGCATTTTCAAAATCCTCGCCAGACGCAAAAGAAATGACATCATTAGCTTTTTGTGATGTAGATCCAGATATAGCTTCCACCATGGATTTAGGTTTGTTTTGACCAGATTGACCATCCTTAGTTTTAGACCAAAACAGCAAATTAGTATTATCGTAAATACCAGCTAACAAAACAGTATCCAAAGCCTCTGTCTCTCCAGATAATGCCATTTTTATCCTAGAGTTAGATCTCAAACCGACAGCAAAAACAGCCACCTGATAAGCAGGCAGCTGTTTGTAATCATATATACCGTAGGTTTCGGCCAAATCACAAGTTAACGCATCATCATCTTTTGATATCATCTGAGCGAGGATTGCTAGTTTTTTAAATCTTTTTGGCTTTCAAAAATTTCTTTAATTTCAGCACCAATAGCTTCGACATCTACGATACCATCTGCATCTCGCACATGTTCTTTTAGAGACTTAGCAGCATCGCCAAGTAACAAATTCACAATTTTAACTACCGCTGTTGGATCAGTTTCCTCTTCTGCAATAGCTTCGACAAGTTCAAAGTTTTTTAATCGTTTTTTAGGGATTTCGTATTCAAATCCTGATGTTGTTTTTCCTTTTAAGATTTCCATTTACTCCCCTTTACATTTCAAAGCTGTTTTCTTTTTTATTAGCTTCTCCAGGTTTTACAATATACTCATGATGAGTATCTCCTTTTTCGTCTGGGAAACATTTTAGTGTTGTTTCATATCCGACAACTTCGCCATCGACATAGACAATTTCACCTACCTCATCGACTTTTGCATTTGGTAATACAATTCGTTTAAGTATGCCGCCATTCATAATCATGTCAACAACAATTACATGAGCTTCTAACTCTTTGGAATTTGACTTGATGTGAATACCTCCATTTAAATCTCCAGTAACGTTAGAAGAACCATAAACTTCTTTAAGGACCTCCACATTTAGTGACTCAATCAGCTTATAAGTAAACTTATCCTCTTTTTCAGTTTGTACAGCGCCTACGATATCCCCACCCCAAGCTTTGATATTTTCGGATGAGCGTGTATCTTCGTTTGTAACACCGTCTTCAGATATATAGCCTAAATTTTTAAATTTAGTATCTAGTTTTGAAGTTGCGTCTTCCGGCAATGTCGCATCTAGTGGCGCAGAGTAAATGGCACCACCAGCCTTAGGTTTAGCTGAGGTGACATTTTTAGTATCATTTTTTTCCATTAATATCTCCTTAATAGTGATTTATATCAAATACAGCTTGATAGCGATAGCGCTTAGTTGCTGTATCTGTAAAATTGTAATCGGCGTTTAGGTGGGTACCAGAAACCTCGGGTAACTCATCCATTTGCTCAATTACACATTTCAGCTTCTCATTAAGTAAAGCTGCTTCATACAACGATTCCGCATAGCTTTGAAAAGCAAATGTGGAACTTAGCAAATGATTTTGCTTAGCCCCACTAGTCTTTTCTAAGATGATGAATCGTGCAGGTTCATCTTTTTGATGTTCAAAAAAAGACGGCACATCTAAGTGTTCGTCTAAATATTTTTTGATAATTACTTCAATCAATTAGCGCACCGCCTTTAACAGTGTGTTATTTTTTGAGTTATCTTTCTTGGCCTTTATGGTTTTAGCACTGACCATGGCATTAGCCCTATTTTTCCCAACATGGATATCTTGGGCATAACCATCACCACAACGTTCCCTGATGGCTGTGGCCTTAGTGGTTAATACCTGCTGCATTTCTGATGATTTCATCAATTCAGCAACACCGGCTCTGTTAAGCTTGAATTTAAACTTACTCATATCTTTCCACCATCACTTTCTTGTTCCAGTCTAGTGGTGTAAGCTCTTCGATGCCTTCAAGAGGTAGGCCGACAGTACGCCATTTTTTTTCAAGGAATCTAACTTCCTTATTCTCCCAATCGTGTTTATCTCCTTTTGGGATAGCTAGGACGTACTCAACCTTTTTGCCAGTCAAAGATAACTGATTAGTGATGTCTTCTGTCGTTGCTGGTGCAACAAGAACATTTTCAATTTTAATATCAAAATCAACCGTTACAGGATTTCCAAAAGGGTCTTTCCCGCTAATCGACTTATCGACTAAAGTAACTGTTATCCCTTTCAATTTCGCCATAAAGCTCAATTCCTCCATATCGTTGTTTTTTTAGTCCAAGGCGCTTCAACTCACTGTCCTTAATAAAAAGACCTCCTCCAGGAACCAGATAAGTTCCAGACCATGTGTAACCGAGTGCTGATTGACTCTCTTGAGCCATTGGTTCGCCTTGAGTAGATGTCATGAGTGTTCTAGCTACAATGTCAACCGTAACCGATTTAATAACATTAGTAAAATAAGGCTTATCAACCATCGTTTTATCTAAGTCTTTGCCAACTTTGTCAGCTTCCATCCTCAACGTATCTGATACGACTTTCAAGAGCGCATTTGCACGTTTCAATTCATCAACAGATAAAGGACGCCATAATGAAATGACGTCATCTGTTGTTGCAAAATTTGTCATAAACTTCCCTTTCTTATTTAGGGAGTAATTCTAATAACTCAGATTTTGTAGCAGACGAGTTATACTCAATTCCTAGCCCTGTCAAATGTTCTTTCAGAGTTTGAACAGTCCAAGATTTTTCATCACTTGTTTGTGTTTTATCTACTGTGTTAAGCACAATCTCCCAGTCGCCTGATAGCGCACAGTCAGTAACGACTACTGCTCCTGTATTTTTATCTCTATAAATCATCCTTGTACCTCAACGCGAGAGAATGCTTTCTCATCTAAAATTCCCCATCCTATGAATGCTTCTGTACGGAGCAGGATTTCATTATAAGCCTTTAGATCACGTCCAGAGCCATCTGGGTCTCCATACTCAATGATTTCCATTGGGATATTTTCAGCATAACCCCACTTGAACATATTCTGGAAATCTCCGACAATAGCATGGTCATCTTTAGCTGTGCCACCTTTCATAGTAAGTGTCTTGTTGATGTCTAAAGTCATATTAAAGAAGTTGCTTGGACGTTGCCCAAATCGAAATTCAGGATACATCACATTATCAAATTTATCTTTGCGTTTAGACATATCTTGTCCTGCCTGCGGCGACAAAGCGATGCCTGTCACATCATTTCCATTTGCTACAATCGTTGTAACAGCTGCATCAATATTGTCGTCAATTTTATCCGCTTCGTATTTGATGACATTACCAGTCACGACCCCATCAAATGAGTTTGTAGCTTTGAATGAGGCATCTGTCATTGTGCGAGGTTCAAGACCATGAATAGCTGCAATATCAAAAGCCTCCGCCATTTTTTTAGCAAAACCGTCAGCATAATGTTTTAAGAAATTCAATCGTTTTTCTTCTGAGGCATACTTAAATTCGTCAGTCATACGTGCCTGATAAACAAATTTCAGCGGTTTAATAATTTTAGAAGTGACCTTTGCGGTATTCCCTAATTTTTGCTCACCTTCACCAACAATCTGAGCATTACCGTCCAAGTTGAAAACAAATTGTTCTACTCCGTTGAACGGGATTGGTGTTTGACCAGATAATTTCGCAAGCGTAGAGTGACCTTTCACTTTACTCATGATTTCTGTTACTAGTTCTGGTTTAAATAATGTTCCTGCTTTAATTGATTCTGCCATGTTTATTCTCCTTTGTTAACTAAATTACGTGCCATTTCAATCCAACCTGCTTCTTTTTGGTCGGTAATAATCGGTTCGTTTGACTTTACTGGCGG